CTTACATTCGAGTAGGCACTCCTGTAAATAAAATTGGTTATTTTGCATTTACTCGTAAAGCAGCTAACGAAGCAAAAGATAGGATGCTTAAGAAAAATCCTAAGTACAAAAAGAAACAGTTAAAATATTTTCAAACATTACACTCATTAGCTTTTCATAGTTTAGGATTAAGAGAAGAAAATGTAATGCAAGATTATCATTACAATGATCTTGGTAAAGAATTAAGTGTAAGAGTTAATGCAAAAAAAGATACAGATGCTTCACCATATTTAACTTGCGATAATGAATACTTTCAAATTATTTTAAAAGCAAAAGAAAAGGATATACCTGTGTGGGATGAATACTGCACAGCTGAACATTCAACTAATGTAAGTCCAGATCTTTTAAAACATATAGAAGCAAATTATAACAACTATAAACATCCTGATGTAAATAATCTAGTTGATTTTACAGACATGATTCATGACATTGTGCAACAACCCGATAAGATTCCAGAGTTTGATGTAGTTTTTATTGATGAAGCTCAAGACCTATCTCCAATACAATGGAAACTTTACGATATATTAAAATCTAAATCTAAAAAAGTTTATCTTGCAGGAGATGATGATCAAGCGATATATGGCTGGGCAGGAGCAGATGTAGATAGATTCATACAAGAAGAAGCTGTAGAAAAAGTATTATCTAAATCACGTAGAATACCTAAAGCTGTTCA